TTCATCACACACATCGCCATCAATTTCAAAATACACCGTCTTATGTAAATTTCTACCAACACAACGGTACTGAAAGTTGATATTGCCAGTATACACCGCAGAACCATTAAAGTTGATTGCTTCAATGCCAACTTCAACTGGCGTTACATGATATGTTAATGATTTATCAATAAGAGATTCTCCACCGGTTACAGTGAATTTAATATCTGTTGTAGTTCCTAAAGAAAGAATTGCCGCCACGTCGATAGAGAACGGTGTGTCTTGTGGAACAGTCTGAGTTTTATATTGTATCCACTCCGTATCGGTACTTAATTTATATAAAACGTTTAGCGTACCATTAACTCCAGTTGATTCGTTGCCGTATTTTTCATAAAAATATGCGGTCAGCATCGTCCTGTCGGCCAACGCAACCGTCAATGTATTAGATGACATGCCATTAACAAGACGAACGCTATAAGAAGAGACACCGCCACCTCCACCACCAACAATTTCAACCGGCTCGGATACAATTTCTCCATTCAACGTCAAATAGAGTTTATTATCTTCGTAAAAAAGACCATCGACAACCTTGCCATCCACATATGTTTTTAGTTCAGATAATTCATCGTCCAAGTTTTGATATGGCAAATTAGCAAAAACATTTACGCCGTCGCCGATTTTTGTTTTAAATGTTCCATCGGGGCATTCTTCGATTACAATTTCTCCAGCATAAGGGATAATACCAGATTCTATCCATTGTTCAGCGGTGCCTCGCCTATGTTGTGTAATAATCTTCGTTGCCATTGGCATTCATCATCTCCCTTTATTATCCTATATAAATTAGGACTGGCTATTTTTCAAGCCAGTCCCATAAAACTTAACAAACTTTATCAAACATTGATAGTAGAACTGCCACAATTGAAAATCAGAACATCGCCGTCAAAGCCAATTCTGTCTTCAAGAGCAGTAACTCTGTTAGTAGCAGCAGTCAGATCAGAAGCAGCAGCCTTGGATGTAACAGTGTTCCAAGTTGTGATGTCGTCTGCGTCAATACCATCGATAACAGCTTTGTTCGCATGCTCGTGCTTCTTAGCAACGGCATCAGCAAGATTTGCATCAGTCTGAGTGTAAGTGTCAAGAAGCGCCTTATTGCCGTGCTCGTGAGCCTTGTCCTGTAGAGCATCGATATCAGTCTCGTTCTGAGAAATTCTGCCCTCAGCAAGAGTTAGATCTGCCTCAGTAGCCTTTGCATCAAGTTCTGTAGCAAGAGCTTCACCAAGATCAGTCTTGCTAACTTTGTCCTTAGAGGCAAGAGCACCAGTAGGAACGGTTACATTAACTGCGCGAGAAGCATCAGGAGTCAGAGCAACACCATTAACCTTAACGGTTTCGATGATATTCTTTTCCGCATTGGTTTCAACATCCTTAACATGTGCTTCCAGAGAGTCCAGTCTGCCCTCAGCAGAATCCATTTCAGATTCCAGGGTTGCAACTCTGCCTACGGCAGCATCAATGTTGTCCTGAAGAGTCTTGTCTGCTGCCTTGTAAGCAGTGTCCATAGCAGATACAGTGCCTGCGAGACCAGCAAGGTCACCATCTGTTGCGTACTGATCAAGATTTTCAGCGGCGATAGCAGCCTTAATCTGTGCATCAACGGAAGTTTCGCCCATCTTGGTTTCGAGTGCGTCAATAGCAGCAGCCATTTCAGCGGCTTCGCCACCGTGGTTAGCAACGTAGTTAACGAGTTCTTTGAATGTATCATAGGTGTTGTTGTCACCAGTTACCTTGGTAGCAAAGTCATTGATTGCATCAGCAACCTTCTTGTCAACAGAGCCTTCAACAGTTGCGTCACCATTGAGCTTTTCAATAGCCTCTTTGTTAGCCTTTACCTGACCATTTGCAAGTTCATCGGTGTAATCCTTGGCGTCGGTTAACTTCTGAGCAGCGTCAGTCTTTGTTTCATAGGTGTCAGCGGAAGTTCCACCGAGATTTTCAACTGCTGTTTCAAGTTCAGCAATAGCATCAGCGTTGTCCTTAACCTTGCCGTTTTCAAGCGCAGTTACAGCAGCAGCCGCATCAGTACCAGCCTTCTTAGCCTCTGCGATAGCATCATTCTTAGCGTCAGCATAGCCCTGAGCCTCAGCCTTAGTAGCATAGTCACCAACAGCCTGCTTACCAGCAAGTGCAGTTTCTACAGCCTTGAAGTCATTGACGGAATCACCAGTCTGAATGTCTGTTCTAAGAGTAGCAATTGCAGTTGTATTCTTACCAATGTTTTCTGTATTGGTCTTAACTGCACCGTCCTTCAACTCATCAGTGTATTCCTTTGCGTCAGTAAGAGCCTTGCCAACAGCCGCGTCGTTAGAAGTCTTGTATGCGTCAAGGTCATCCTGTGCATCATCAGCAGCCTTCTGAGCAGCTTCGATATCGGCAACAAGTTCGGCCTTGTCGTTAACATAAGTAGTTCCAGTGAAAGTATTGTAATTAGCAGTCAGTTCAGCGATATCAGTCTTATTCTTCTCTGCCTTTGCATCAACTGCCTGTACTTCAGTCTTAAGAGCAAACGCGCTTGTATCAACGTCATCGATAGTTACAAGAGACTTAATCCATGCTTCGAAGTTGGATTTTGTCCAAGCAGCACCATTAGAGTCAACCTTCAGGAAGCTCTGAACATCCGCTGCTCTCGCAGAAAGCCATGTCAGATCCTTGAAAAAAGTCTCGCCGTCACCAACTTTGATGAGCATAGTGGGAGCTGTAGACGCAATAGGATCAGATTCAACTTCTGCAATGCAAATTTCACCTCTCAGAGGCTTAAATGTTTCTTCAACTGCTTTCCATTCAGCAAGAGTAGCAATTTTAGATTGAATTCTAGTCATAAGTTCTTTAGTTGCCATAATTATTATCTCCTTTAATTACGTAATTATTAAATCAACGATAAGCCTGAATAGACCTATCGTTATTGCGTACATATAATATATTATTTCGCGGAACCGCCATTAAGAATGAGCGTATCGCCGTCGGTTTGTACAAGCTTATTAACGTTAATGCTATTTACTTCCATAGTGCCGTCTGCGGCAACAGAAATCTTGTTCTCTGCATCAGAAGACTTAACTAAACCAAGTGCTTCCATAGCGGCCACAGGAATATCAACAGTCTTATTGGAAATCGTAATAGCTGTACCGCCAAGAGTGACACTTTCAATCTTATTAACTTGTGCGCCAGCTTCAACTCCATTAATCTTTTCAACAAGAGCATCGGTCAGGTTGTTCTCAGAAAGACCAGTAAGCGTACCTGCACGAGCAGTAATCCAAGCATCTAAGCCATCGACATTACCTGCTGCAACCTTACCGGATACGGAAACCTCACCATTATCACCCAGAACAAGTTTTTCCAGCTTTGTGGCTTCGTCTTCAGTAAGTAAACGAGAACCTTCGACTTTGTCAACCTTACCAGCAAGAGCGTCAGTAAGACCAGTAACCTTGCTCATAGCAACATCAAGTAGAGTCAGGTTTCTATTTCCATCAATGGTGAACTGTGTGGTATCTACGGTAGCAATAACGTTCTTCTCTGCGCCAACTGCCTCAAGGCCAGCAACGCGAGTATCCATAGCGGTATTTAGACCATCTGCGTGATCTTTCGCATTCTGCTCGGCAGCATCCCATGCGGTCACTCTTGCAGATGTAATTGCATCAATGACCTCTTTGTTAGTGTGTTCATGCAGGTCGCTAAGCTTAGCATATCCACTTAGATCTGCATCCGTGTCATCGATAAGCACCATCGTACCATTAATTTTTGCATAAATGTCGTGATGTGTGCCATCTGTACCAGGAACGAGATAAAGAACATTATCGGTTGCAGCACTTGCTTCTGGAATTTGTTCTACCTTTTCAAAGACAGCATGATTAATTCCGGCAATAGCAGCCTCAACAGTTGCCTGAACCTGAGTATCGGTCTGATATTTTGAATCATTCGTAAATGCAGAGATATTTGTTGGAATCTTGCCTTCGGCTTCTGCAATTAACTCCACGATGGTCTTGCCATCTTCTACGGTTCCAATCTTATCATTAATATCAGAAATGCCCTGAGCATTCTCTGCGATGAGTGCAGTAAGTCCGGTTACAGCCTCTACGCCTTCTGCGGCCTCTCTGCCATTAATAATAACGGCAATGTCATCAATTGCGTCTTCAGCGGTAGTAAGACGAGCACCGAGATCCGCAACGTCCTTAACAAGTCCAGTAGCTTCGGTTTCACCTTCAGCTGCCTTGCCAACGGCATTCTCAAGTGCACTAATTCTCGTCTTAAGACCTTCAATCTCAGTAGCAAGACCTTCTACGGTAGTAGCGCTAGGCTCAACCCAAGTAAGTTTGCCATTAACAAGTAAAGGTTGATAAGTAATATTAGTAGTAGAGCCATCTTCCTCTTCTCTGGTAAGAGCAAGTCCGGCAATACCATAAAGGCTTACGGTGCCATCTTCAGCGACAGTAATAGATTTCTCGTCGCCAACAGGAGAAGATCCGACTTCCTTAAGATCACCGGCCTCGTTATCGATAACATAAGCCGTGGCAGTCTTAACGGTTACTTCGTCAACTACAACGTCTGTTACAACAGTTAAAATCTGACCAACGTATGCAACCGGATCTGTCTTTGCATAATTCTGTGCTTCCGCAAGGCTTGCCCATACGGAGCTATTATCAAGAGGATTTGGATTGCCACGTCTAATATTCAGTGACATGCCAAAGCCGTCTTTTGCTAAATAATTAGGTACATTAAAAACAGCCATATTTTAGTCCTCCTTATGCAAGATATACCTTATGTACTGTAGCAGCATCAATAGTTGCAGAAGTCCAATAAGAAATCTTATAGTCTACCGCATTAATATCTTCGCCATCAACAGTACCACGGGCGTCTGCCACCTTCATTGTTTTGCCATTCTTTGTCCACTGATCTGTAACTTCAACGGTCATACCTGCGGTAGATTCAACCTTGTTAATACCACCTCTAGTATTAGAGCTAGGAATAGCAACAACAAAATACTTAACATCTGTTGCGCCGTTCGCCTTAATCTCAACATTTCTTGCAGCAGTATAAGCACCACCATTTGTAAGACCACGAATATCCGCAGAAGTCAGATCAGCAACATCCTTTGTTACATAACCATAGAAAATGCTTCTATAGCTTGATAATGTTGAGCCAGTTTTTGCAGCGGTCTTGCCCTCACCAATCTTTTTAGCATCTACTGGATTACCCAGGTTGGAATTGGGGCTAGCCGTAGCAGCATTATAATTAGCATAAGCGCTTACAGCCTGGCTGAAATCATCTGGCACATTAAAGGTTGCAAACGTACCGCTTGCACCGGTCAGAGTTTCGCCATTGAAAGTGACAGCATAGTCTTTAACCGTTATGCCAGTTGCTGGGCCATAAGGATACGAACCTGCATTAAATGAAACGCTATATGTAGGACTTACAGACGTACCAACTTCATACGCCTTATAACCATTATTTGACCCTGCCGTCAGAGTAATACTCGGCATAGTAATTTTATGCCCATCAGTATTAAACTCTGTGTCTTCCGTGGAATAAGCATCAGTGAGTAATTCGGACATAGTTTTGCCTTTTGCGGCAACAGTTACGCTACCGGTGCTATCGGGAGCATACTTACCAAACTGGCTCGTAAAAATAAAGTCTTTTTCAAAAGTTTCTTCGTAATAGGGAAGGTCTTCCCATCTACTAACTCCATCACCAATCTTAAACTTGGTGACTGCGCCAGTGCTTGTAGCATCTGGATTGAACTCGACGCCAACTTCACCCTTGAGCAGGATAGAACTGTCGTCTGCCTTTACGGCTTCCCAGTTGGCAGTAGAATCATTTCTTAAAATAATTCTCGTATTAAGAGTTGCCATTTGCGTTACCTCCATGAATTAAATTTATCTCCAAAGGCACGTCGGATTCCACACTATTTAGTGCTTCATATCTAAGTGCCGTAGGATTCCACTGATAAATCATCTGTTCTGATTCTGCTTTATAAATTACATTCGCCTTTCCTACAGACGGGAAGTCATAACGTGTACTTGCATTCACTACACAACTCTCGCCAACATAAGGAAGGTCATTCCATGCGGTAGTACCATCACCAATTTTGAGTCTGTTTTCATCTGTGACAAAGCCGGGCTCACCAGCCGCCAACACCAGATTCAACTCAGACCAGCGACTAGCAGTACCACGTTTTAGTTGTAGTGTCGCCATGTGTTAGATCTCCCCATAATCTATTGTTTCAGTAGGTGTTTCTACTTCTTTAATCTGTTCATCTATATATGTCTTGAGTTCATCAGACATTTCCTCGACCTTTTCAGTAACAACTGATTCCGTCGCTATTACTTCCTGCTCTCCGCTTTCACTTTCCGGTATGCTAATGCCAAGAGCATTCAGCGCAGCCTCTCTATCAATGCCAAAAACACCATCCTCAAGTTCGGTCATTTCTGTGCCAGCGAAAGTAATAGACTTCAATATATTTGCTTCTACCTGCTCCATGTCACCAAGGCCAAGGGCATTTAGAGCGGCGTCTTTATCAATGCTAAACACGCCATCTGACTCAGTCATCTCAATTCCGGCAAACATAATAGACTTAACATCGTCTGAAATCAGGTTGTCAATTTCTTCTCTTGTATAAACAGTCTTTAGAACTTCTTCTTTAACTGTTACTATAATTTCCTCTTTGTCTTCCAGCGCTATATCATTTGGCGCATAAATCACCTGTAGCCAACCATCACGTGTTGCGTTCAACACATAACCGTTCTTTGTGTCTTCAACAAAATAAAGAATGCCATCTGCCGCCACATTAAATGCTGGCAATGCATCATAGGACGCAACAACTCTTACACCATCGGTCAGCAGCTGATTGGCGCGATAAAACTCTCTAGAGTCAACACAAAAATATAACGCGTTAGGATTATATTGTTTTCGGTTTATTTGTTTTTCTTTTGTTGTACGAACAAATAAGACATTTTGAGCCATCGTCATCACTCCTCTCTTTATTCGTCTACCCAAATATAGTCGCTTTCTAATTCGCCGTCATCATCTATCCATTCATCAAATGGATTAAGGTCAACAGGTTCCGGATTCTCCAGACCGCCATCATTGGTCCAACTTAGAATCAGGTCGTCAGATACATGCGGTATAAATGTTGCACCAGAAGCGCCAGCAACATGACCAAGATCAATTACACGACCATCATTCATTGTGATTGTTATATTATCGTTCTCATCAACTTCAAATTTGGCAATGCCGCACTCACTCATACCAACCTTATCTCCGATAGGATTGCCATCTGCAACAAGCTGAATGGTGCCGTCTTCCTCATTGCGTATAATACCATCAGCCTTGGTATCATTTAGTTCATCAATTTGCGCAGTCAATTTATTTATAATCTCGTTATAATATTGTGCAGAAGCGCTTCCATCGTCATATGACGTTAGGCCGCTATCTTCCACCGGAATAGTGATTGTATTAGTTGTAATTCCGCCGCCAAAAACAGAAACTTTAAATGAACTATTTGGCTTAATTACTTCTGGCGGCACTTCGCACATATTGTCTTCATTAATTAAACGAGGATAATTTCTACCTTTATAACTGAAATTCGCCATTTTCACAGATACATCATTCCAATCATCAGTGAAAAAATTAAACTGACAATGCAGATAACCTACGGAATTTGACGCAACAGTAGCTGAATTAAAACGTGAAAGACGTTGATTTCTTACTGAAAATTTAAGTATAAGCATTTCACATCAACTCCTTTCTTCAAAGATTAAGTGAAGCTTCGTGTGTTCCACTTATTATAAAGTGACTTCAGCCTATCAGTTTTTTCAAAAACCCAAGTCAACTCAAGTTTTCCATCTTTCTTTGTAGATAAAACATCCAGCAGATCGTCGAACAAATATGCATCATAATACAAATAAGTTGCTACCTGCTGGCAATTTTTTATCCATAATATTTTGCTATTTGAGGGCTCATAAGAACGCCCGGTTAGCTTGCTTGTTATCATTTATGTATGCTCCTTTTGCAAAAAAATAAGGAATACCTCGCACTCGTTTAATAGGAGTAAGGTATTCCTTATGTTTTTATTAAATTACTCCTGAGTGACATAAAATCACTTCTTTTATACATTATTGACAGGCTGAACATTTGGTCTGACAATCTCAACTGCAGGCTTTGACTCTGCCTTAATGGTAGAGATATGCTTGCGAATAGAGGGAGTCAGTGTTTCAGCGTCAGTATTATAAGGCACTAATGCCTTCAATGTGTCGCCTGCGGTTGCAAGGCCACATCCGTGTTTAGAAAGAATCTCAAAGATATCGGCGTGCTTCTTAGAACAATAACGCTCTGCATCATAAGCTGGTTTGGTTACTGCACACTTGGGGCAGAATTCATATTCTTTACCGCAAGTAGCACAGGTATATTTATTTCCACGTGCCATTCGAGATCACTCCTTTAATCATTATTTTAAAACAACAAAAAGAGAGCGGTATAGGTAAAACCGCTCTCGTGTCAATAAGGCTTATGACTTCCTCATTTATTTTGTTATAATTATATTATACTACAATCATTTTGTATTGTGTATTAACAATATTTGTAGTATTTTATTCTCAAAAATTATTCAGGAATAACAATGGAGAACAATTTCTTCTCTTTATCGCAATCTTTATGTTTAACTAAGTTCGCTACGCTTAATCGGTACTATTAAGTACGCCTTACAATTTCTTGTAAGAACAGACTATATCTTCATCCTCTGTCGAGGAGCAAACCACTTCGGATCGCTTGACCCTACAATTAGTCGTTGAACCTTTTCCTATTCGGAACTTGGCTGCTGATTATCCATTTTAAACAGTAGTTAGGATTTAACCATATACCATCTACATTATTTTTTCTACTTTCGTAACATTCGCACTTTGATATATTTCACTCATATGCTGTAGTTAATGTAGCTTTAGGACTTTCCAGCAATTCAGTTTGTAATTTTTCATGCAGCTTGCGCTACACGGGAGCTAAGTAAGAATTTACCTACATTGTAAGTAAAACTCAACTCCTGCATTGCTCTCATAGAGAAGGGGTGAGTGCTATCAGTAGCGATAGACCAGTCGAAATCAGGAGACAGCTTTGCATTGGGGAAGATTAAGTATGCATAAATCAGATTCGTCTGATCGCATACATCTGCGCCAAGGATCTCCATGATAAACTTGCAACCAACAGGGAAGTTGGTAGCAGTATTGGCAACCTCAACAGCGCCGTTACCCTCAGCACCGTCAGCATCATAGTCATACATGAAGAAGAGCTGATCGCCTGCCTTATAGCCAGCTTCACCAATTACAACAGTAACGGTCTTACCAGAAATAGCAATCTTCTTATCTGCAGCAGTGGTGTCAACAGTAACTTTCTCGCCAAGAGTTCCATCGCCGTTCAGAACATAAACTTTAGGATCAGCCTTGGGTGTGTGAGTGAGAGTATAAGTAGTAGCTTCAGTAACGTCTACCGTCTGGAAGCAAGGAGCCTCAATCTTTGCAGTAGAAGAAGCAATCTTCTTAGTAGTACCAGCCTGAGTAGCAAGCAGGTTCATATCAAACAGAGCATTTTCAGCGCTGAACTCAGCTGTCTTAGCGCGATAGAACGTAGCGATAGGAACATTCAGAGCGTCAACAGCGTCAGTAGACTCAGAGGTGCAGCTCAGAGAAGGGTTGGTAATCTGGTTGATAGAGAAGAGAACGTCACCAGCCTTGATGCCGAGTTTTGTGTTATCACCCTGAGAAACAGCAATACCACGAACTACTCTGTCAATTACAAAATTATTAAGATCGAACATAATATTTTCCTCCTTAAGAAAAATAAATAATAATTGTTTATATAATAAAAAGAGCCATAGGCCCATTTATCCAATATGAGAAATTTATTTGGTGATTTCTCTACACCAATCAAATTCTTTTTTATTTATCTTTTTTGTATCAATCATTCCAGAATACATTCCACCCAATAAAGCATCGGTATTTACAATAACCTGCAATCTGGATAAGTCATCCATAAATTCATACAATCCCATATTTTTTACATAATCCAAAGTATAGCCCATACGACATTTTACCGAAGATATCAAAGGTCTCAAAAACGACTTATATTCTTGCTTCTGACTATAAGCCTGCTTCTGTCTATCCTCTTCAATCATAAATTTCTTTGTAAATTCGTTGGCGGCTTTTTCAACTTTTTTTGTCAAGCTGTGAGCCGAACATAGATATGAACTAATCTTTCCATATGCCAATTCATCAATAATCGCTCCCGTGTCTGGATTTGCCAACACGACAGTATCATTTTGACGATTCTCAAATGGTTTCATAGCTTGAAAATCAAAATCTCCAAACAAAATATACGTTTTATCTTGCGGTAACGTTGGGGCCAACATCATAAATAATTGAAAGTCTGTAATAGCAGTCCAATCAATTCCCATATCCCAAAGTTGAGACTTCATTTCTGAAGGTATTGCAGTAATAGTTTGTAACATAGAATAATATTGTCTTTCGCCATATTTTACAAGATCCCCAATCTTAGGGATTGTAATGGTAATATAATCATTAATTACATAAGGATCTCCAAAATATAGCGACAGTTCGTCGGCTATTAACAAATTTTCGTTACTCATAAACTATCTCTCTGAAGTGAGTTGTCTTGTCTGTTTACAATAGACTTTCTTTCATATGGATTCGTTTTATATGGTTTTATAGAATTAGGAGTCGTCATCTCGAATTGCAAAGTTCTTGTACAATAGTCTGCATCTGTAACTCCTTCGCGGTTATATACAAGGTTAAGCTGCATACCAAGACTATTAGATAAATGAAAAACGTCTCTCACTAGATATGCTAGTAAGTCATGTCTTTCGGCACCCCACTTGGTTTTCACTAAATCTTTATGTACAAATATAACAACTTTAAGAAATTGTGATTTCATCGCTTTATTGGTTTGAGCAGTTTCCATGTCGTCAAGCATAAATGTTATAAAACTCTTCGACACATCTTGTGTACCAGGAATGCGGACGAACGGATATATATTAGTATACAAATATTCTTCGGGGCAATTTGGATCAAGTTCCGGATTTTCCAAAACTTCAATAATATCAGGATCACTATAAATCATCTCTGAAATAATGCGCTTCTTACGAACAATATCGTCATCGATATTTTGTATATCCCTAATCATCCAACCACCTCCATTTTCAATTCTGCGCTACTTCCATCCGTTCCAATAACTTGAATAATAAGCACTTTTCCAACTAATTCATACTTTTGTGCTATTTTAAGTTTTAATTTATTTCCGTCATATTCTATGATGTAATCTTCCATATCGGAAGTAATTGCGCCATTTTCATCACTAATTGTCCACGATTGTGGCGTTACACCATCAGTACTAAATGACGGAGTAAATATTTTGAAACTTCCACCAACTTTAAGAGTAGGTGTAGTTCCGTTATATGTAATTGCGGCAGTTCCAAGAATCTCAACTTCTGGCTCCGGAACTTCCGGTTCAATAGTTGAACCCCAATAATCAGCCAACATCAGATCAACATTGTCAGTTATTGGATTGTAATTTTCCTGCGTAAACTTAAGTTTTGTTAATCCTTCTGGTTGTGTATCTTCAATTTTACTTGTAGACCACGCTAAAGGAGGACGTCTACGAGGATCTGAAATCAGAAACCTCTGATTGTAACCAATCGTCAATGTATCATTGTTTGTAGGCAGCCATGCGGACGTGATATTGTCCACGAATGTGAATCGGTCGCCATCCCAACTACCAGAGTTGTAACTTTGCTGTACTCTTTGTACGCCCAAGCAATGATATATCTTTCCACCAGTAACCCAACCAAATGTCCAATTACATTCAAGAATTTGATATTGCCTAAAATAAGGACGTTCATCTAAATGGCAAATCATCCACCACTTCCATTCATGGTCTTCATCTTCCATATAGACATAACTTCCTAAAGCAATATCTGGATTCCGCTTTTCTTCTCCATGCCTAAATTGCAACAGGTAAGAAACCTCATCTGAAGTAATTGATTGATAAGTTTTTATATTGAATTTGGCATCAATAAGTTCATGTGCTGCGGTAACTTCTGGCAAACCACTATTCACTTTAACAACATAAACTTGCCTATAATTAGGATCTCGCGTCCAAGTCTGCTCTATTACCATATTGGACTGCATACGAAGCATTTCACTCATATTTCTGCCTCTATGAGCCATACGGTTTTTATAAGATTCAAACATTGGAATCACCGCCATTCAATGTATCAACTAAATTTGCGGCATCAAGAATACATTTGCGGAATTGTGTAGGCTCTCTTCGAGCCGTTTCTAAAAAACTAACAATTGAAAGTACTTCTGGCTGAAAATTAAAAAGCTTATTAGAGCCATATATTTGATTTATTAGCGTTTGAATTCGAACATCCAAAAGTGGATATCCTTCCTCCTGCTTATAAAGCAGATCTATAAGACTGCCATAAAAATATTTTTTTTGCTTCTCAACCTGATTTGACGGGATGTTTCCATAACAAGTTTCCATACGAACACCCCTCAATCATCAAAATATTCATTATCTATGTAAGTGTAATCACGAGAAAGTTTTTGTGCTTCTATACGCAGTCTTTCATCTAATTCGCGCAGTTCTGCGATATGTTGTGACTGCGAATAATATTTGGCTTCTTTGCCAGAAAACACTTGGAGGGTTAACGTTACGCTATGAAGCTGTTGACTGACCCACTCTCTAACCATCATAATTGCAAGAATCTCCTGTTCAATATCTGTTAAATCAGAATTAAACTGTTTTAGATTCTCGTCACGACTGGTTAAATCATGTGTGCATTTACGATGCTTCGCAACCGCGCTCATTAACCATCCATGTAGCATATTTTCAAGATCTTCCTCCGGTAATGTTACCAACGTTGGATCTTCAATCTTTGATAAACACTTTTCATATAGACTCGCATAAGAGGTCATTCAAGGCACCTCCTACATCAGATCATCATTTTTAATTCCGTACCTAAAATCTCATCAATGGCCTTAATCATTCTCAAGTCATAAAGAGAACCATCTTGAATCATTGAATATGCCATATTTTGTACAGTAGATTTCATACCATCAGGAAGCTTTTTGAGCTGCGCAATAAATTGTCTCATAGGAAGCTTAAATATTTCCTTAAGATTTACCTGTTGAATGTTATCATAAAGGTCTCCGAGATCTGCCTTCCATTCTTCGCATATATCTTCGTCCTCAATGATAATCATTGGCTCGAATAAATATCTAGAATGAAGTGCTCTCCAAGACACTAGGTCTTGATATTCAACCTCTCTAACGTCTCCCTCGTTTGCCCAGCTATAAGGCATACGAGTCTTTGGTCCAATAAGTCTAAGTTCACCAAAGCGAACACTTCTACATAAGATTAGTTCACTCGGATCATGTTTTGGCTTATTAGTTTTCTTAATTTCTTGAACAGGAGTTTCCACAACCTGTTCCTCTACAACTTCCTCTACCTGCGCCGCAGTTTTCTTTGCGTTTGCCATAATGTTTTCTCCTTTTTCTCTATTTATCTAATCAATTAGACGATTTCCCATACACCAAAGACGGTATTAAGAATAACATTGATACCCATCTTATAGAGTACTTCATACTCATATGACATATCTCTATTGGTATCCTTATCTGTCACGGTGCTTACCTGAGTCTCACCATAGTTAACAACTTTGATAAACTTATTCACAACGCTAGTAGGAATGATATAAAGTCTATCGGTATCAAGCATATATTCAACAGAAGCGCTGTTAATGCCAGCTCCGCGCTTTAGACCCTGACCAATTTCAGCCACAGCAAAGCCTTCCCAGTTACCAAGAATGCCACCATTTCTGTAATACTCTTCCTTAACAGATTCAGGAGCCCAATTTACATCTGCCATAGCGGTCAGAGAAGAAAGAGCTGTACGAGCACCAAAAATGGTTACTTCAGAACCGGTTGCCATAGAAATATCCTGGCAAAGCTTTACAAGAGTTGACTTATTAGCGGTGTCGATTGCACCGGACTTAACCCAGTTTGCACCAAGGCTGTCCTTAGCGCCTCTCAGAGAAGCATAAAGAGCATCATACAGATAACGGTTGATAGCCTCTGCAACCTTAGAAACGAAAGCTGCCCAATCTTCTGCACCAGTTAGAACTCTTTCAAAGTCTGCGTAAATTTTCAGACCGAACCACTCACCAGCAACGGAGAAGTGACGTCCAGCGCCCAGTCTCTGTCTAATCATGTTGTGGTGGTTACCAGAAACCTTAGATACGCTCAGGATGGAATCATCTTCAACGTAGAAGTCATTCTCATCGCCAAGAGCCAGGTTCTTAACTTCAACAAACTGCATGAAGAAGGGATTCTCCATCCAGCCAGTAATAATCATTTCTTCAACGGTTTCCTCAATCAGAGTAAACACGAGATCCTTGTTAGCGCGGATAGCACGTCTAACATGCTGAGGTCTATCAGTGGGCTCAATGCCGAGAGCAGCTCTAAACTTCTCTACGATCTTCTGATTAGCCTCCTTGGCGGAATAATCCTTTACCTCACCACGAGCAGCATCGAGAAGGAGCTCAGCGAAACAAACAAGATTTTCATTATCATTTTCAAATGCATTCTGAACAGTTGTGTTAAACATCATTAGATTCTTCATAATTCATTTCCTCCTTTCAATTATGCTACAGTATAGCCAGCTTCATCAGACCAAGAAACGGTTGCGCCAATAGCAGGAGCAGGATCGCCCTCTTTGAGTCCAAATGCGGTAACGGATACAGTAAATACGTCATGTTTCTTCATTGGATACATTCTTGCACGACTACCCTTTGCATTGTAGTAGTTCTCAAGTTCCTGATAAACCTTCAAGAAGTCATTCTCCATTGTCTCAGGGTTGTGTACAAAATAGCCATCGCAATCATCCTGGAGTTCATATCTAACCATTGTGCGACCCATATTGTAAACAATTTCGATAACTTTTGCAGAAAAAGCGCCTGTAAATGCACCAACTGCGTAATACTCGCCAGCCTTATAGTCACCAAGAGCTACGATTTCGCCATTATCTCTATCCTTGTCCATTTCTCCAGACAGGATGTGACCATCGCCATACACTGCAGATACACGAGAAATCTCTGCGACCCAGTGCTTATTAATTAAATCCTGTGCCATATTATTTTCCTCCTAATTTTGTATTTATTTAAAGTAATAGGCATATTAAAAAAGAACATATCAATGTTCCTTGATAATCATTTTGTATTGTTTAATTATCAAAAAGTTTTCCGTATGCTTTCTTTTTCTTATCCTCTTTTTTCTGTAAACCAAAGCCAATGACCATAGGCTTCTTTTCTTTATCTTTAGAAGCAAAATCGCCATTTGCTTTAACAAACTTTGCAAAGATTACATCTGCTTTGATTTCTAGATCCTCAACAGAGTATTTGTCCATTTCAGACTTTAATGCCTTAAACGCATCATCTTCGGCAAGAATAGCATATTCATCTCTAGATAGAATAGCATTCTTCTTCTCCTTAATTTCCGCAGCATCAAAATTATCCTTGAAAGCCTTGAGTTTGTTATACTCCGTCTCAAGAGCAGCATAATCCTCTCTCATTTTTTCAATAGCCAGTTTTTCAGATTCAGTAAGAATCATCTTAAACATTTCCTGTCTATCTCCAGAAAGAGAAACATTGTCACCATCTACAGAGTAAGGCTGTTTATACAGTTTGTTGCCAGCCCAGTTTTCGAAGATGAAATAATCGTCATAAACATTGGTTACCCAATACCACTCGTTATCTTCTTCTTCATAAACGCCAAGAAGATTAAACAATGCACCGCGAATATCTTCGTGAGAAATTTCAAAAGTAATAGTCACATTGCCATTCTCATCAGTGGAATATGACTTTCTTGATTCGAAAGTATTTCCTTCTTCACCACCAGAATCATCTTCGCCAGAATCATCGCTGCCGGCATCTTCTCCGTCACCGTTATCATCATTTCCATTTTCATCAGAACCTTCTGCACCATCATCAGAGCCGTCATCAGAATTATCATCATCAAATAACTCCGCAAACTTTGCCTCAAGTTCATCATCGGAAAGTCCTTCAATTTCGAAGGTTATATCTTCTGCGGTTTTACCATACTTAATCAAAAGTTCTTCAAATTTATTCATCTCAACATCTCCTCCTTTCTTATCAGATTCCTTATTGAAATTAGATAAAGTCGTATTTAACTTTTCTAAAACCTCAATCATTTTGTCTTGATATGCAAATTTAGGTTCCTTGTGACAGAAATCATCAATATCGCCTCTTGCGCCAAGCATGCCCTCACCTATTTCTTTACCTCTATCATCTACCCCTAAAAGAGTGGTTCCGCTGAAATAAAAATCAATAAGATCAAGATATTTTTCTTTGGCATTGTAGGCAAGCTCGTTGATAACAAGTTCACAGCTTACTTTTGTTCCATTTTTTCTTCTAATAATATCAGCCGTTTCAGTATATCCCTCTGGTATAACAGCATATGCCATAACATATGTTTTATCCATTTTCTCATCATACTCTAACCAAGGGTTATCTGCCGTAAAACAGCCAACCGGTTTTTCTAAATAATTAATTTCAGTCTCTCCGTCTTCATTCTCTACAATTTCCATATTGTGAGCATAAAAGTCCTTGGTGCCATCTTCCAACTCATGAATATACGCCAAAATTGGACGGTATTTTAAGGTTGGCATTGCCTTTTCCATATTTTCTTTGGATATGTGACTACCATTACGGTTAGTTTCAGTATGACAAACCTTAAGCTTTAATTTTAGCATGCCAGGCATATCATCTTCTTCTGTCGCAAAGTATCCTTGCGTTGTAACAATAATCGGCGTACCAGACTCTTTAGAGTTAAAATTAACAGATTTATTCTGTTGTACAAAAAACTGATATAAATTATCAAGAGTTAAAATTTGTTTTGCCATTGTCTTATCCTCCTTTCTTTAGTGATATTTATTGCAAGTCCACAGGAGGACATTACAAACTCAACATATTCGTATAAGCAATATTCTTTTTAACTTCTTCAAAATTGAAATTCTTTGGACTCTCATTTAAAAAAGTATAGACATTGCCAATATGAGACACGAGCTTAAATCCCTCTGCTATCAATTTATCTGCAGTTGGTTTATCTGTCGTCTTAATAAAATTATTCATTGTAGCAATACCTCTTTAATCATTTTGTATTCTTATCCTGATCTCTGTCTTCTACACCCTCATCACCAAGTTCACTTTCTGGCTTTTTTGGTGCACCGCCCTCGCTATCTGCGCTTTGTGTATTCGATGACACGAGAGGATTATTCCATCTATCAATTCCAAGTCCAAGGAGTTGGCGCTCAAGGAAATCCATACCAAAGCTCTTCTGAGGATTGGCCTTCATCATTGACGCAAGCTCCGTCTTTAAGGGAATACCAAGACCGGCTGCTTTTATATACTTTTCAATTTCATCATCCATAAAATATGGAGAAATATCTGAAAATTCAACAACCATAGTTTCTACGTTATGATTATATTTCAAATAAAACTTTAACCACGCATTAATTTGCGTAGTTGGAGCCATAGCATCCTGACACTCAGAAAGCATAGCCATCTTAAATGCTGTTGAATTCGTGATTTTATTGGAATTCATTACAATAGAACCATTTGCCTCAATAACATTCATATATGCTTTACTTAAAACATTGCTATCACTTGCGTCGTTATCTTTAAACTCTATGACATCCAGATCCAAAGGAGACAGAGCGTATGCAACATTTTCTGGCAATGAGGCATTAAGTTTTTTCATAAATGCTAAAGCCAAATCCAAATCCACAGCAAAGTCGTCTGGACTCTTTGTTCCAGAAATTGTGTCCAATTTACCCCAAACCATTTTATAATTTTGCAGTGAATCAATTTCGTTCTGTGCTGCCTGAAGATCAGTCAAAGAAATAATCTGTTCCATTAATCCGCTTAGTGGAGGAATTGCATAATCCAAATTATCTGGATCTATTTTAATGCATATTGTTCTCTCCAAAGAAAGCTGCTTCCACTTCACATTATCTTTCTGATATTGATTATATAAAGTAGTAAATTCCTTATCATAATATTCCAGCATATCTTCATTTCCTCGGAAATAAGACATGTCAAAAAGGAAACCAAGCACACCATGGTCATATGAGGCGCAAGATATTTTACAGTAATCAGGATCTAAAGGATGAATATAAAAGGTTCCTTCTCCCTCTGGATCTCCATATACATAACCATAAAACACGCCATTTTTCCACGCGTGCAACATAACCTTCAATATCTGAGTTTCCATGTGCATCATAGTTACGATATTAACTACGCGACCATATTCTTTGAGGATTGATTCTTCGTCATTCTCTTCAACCATATCAATGATTGGATATGCGCTCCAAGTTTTGCAGTTAATCTGCTGGGCCTTGAAGTTAATCATCCTACGATAAACATGTGAAACTGTATATAAATAATTGCTTAACTTACGCAACTGTTTATTGTTAGACTCAGTGGCTGGATTTCGCAAATATGTTCTTAAAGTGTCTCTACTATATGTGGTCGTTGTTCTATTCGGTGGATTCTCCGGATCGAACAGCTGTAAAGCATTTTTCAATTGTTCGGCAAATAAAGCCCTTTTCTTTTCTTCTTCTGATTGCAGCAATTTAATTTGTTCTTTAGTTTCCACGGGCCTCACCGTCCTTTATCCAAATATTTTATCTATATGTTTTCCGGCAGAAACTTCAAGTTTAGAAAGTATCTCGCTCGGATCTTTCTTTTTTCTGGTAACTAAATTTTCACGACGCAGTTGCTGTAATACCCATGCTCCCATTGCGGCAACATATGCTCGGTCATCGTGAAGTTTTCCAACTTTATCCGGAGCCAAATCAAATCTATCGTTTCCTGTTGATTGCTTAAATCTATATATATTCACCAACTCTGTTTTCATTGCATCAATTTGTTTTAATGCAATTTCTTCATCGGCGTCTAAATGATATTGCTCTCGTACTACATCTATGCCCTTTTTAGACAACTCCTTGACTTCCTTCTCAGTCGGATCGGAATATCTAGGTATCTTTTTACCAGTTTTAATATCAACATCATACATTAATGTAATATATCCGCGATTATCATATTCACTCGGCCACTCGATCAAATTCATATCAACCATTTCGATAAGCGCCTTATACATTTCCGCTTTATATTTTGTAGGTTGTAAAAGATGTAGTTTGTCTGTAATGGCATTAGGATATAATGGTGCTTCTTCAACACTATATTCCTTATCTATCAATCCTCTGTGTACGTTGCCATCTTCATCTTCCCAATCTTCCCAAAGGAAGTCGGAGATATTAACTCCCGCACCACCAGAACCGGCATCAATACAAATGCTGAGAATGTTTTCATAATCAGCGCGACCTTCGCCATTATAAGACAATATCAAATTCTTAAGCTCCTTTATCTGGTTCGGAGTAGTCATAGGCGTTTTGCGCTTTTTCTCTAAATTAATTAAATTGACAACATTTTGTATGCGCATTTTCCACCCAACAACTGGATCTTGATAATATTCTGCACATAAAATTACAGAGTTATCTTTGGAACGTGCAGGGTCATATAAAAGCGCCCATTTACTAAGACCGTCTTCATTTTTTAATTTGGGCGGTCTGGTTACTGAGTTTCTGATGATAGCTGCTCGTTTAATAATTTGACCGTCGCCACCCTCTGATGTAAATATGTTTCTATATTCACGCATGGCTTGATCAACTTTTTCCTGAGTCAACAATGGAACCGGCCACAATTTATTGTGCACTGTTGCATTGATAATAACGTCACAGGAAATATCTGCGCAAAAATATCGCTTATCTCCTGCGAACATACGCAAAGAAAATTCTTTATATTTTTTAAAGAAATATTGATCGGTACGTCCCGCAGAAGAACAATACAACAATTGGTTAGGAAATGGAACTGGCTCGGCCATTACGTCATCCGCATTATAATCTTTACCCATCTTAAACTCTGAGTTCTGAGTTGTGAAAGGTTCAGATGTATGGAATAATTCATCTGCGGCGTTCATCGCTTCGTCGTATACATTCAAGTTACTTCGTTTCGAACGGTTGTTGTCAAAAGCTCCGTTAAGTGTAAAACACTGACTGCCACCATATGTACGCACAGTGTATGACGCAGGATTATGCACCCAACCAGTTGAGTTCGCCTGTGATTTAACAACATTACTCTGAAAAATATCATTCAAATTAGTAAACGAAGTAATATTTTTCATTGCAAATTGTTCCATCTTGGTAAACAACTCAATAGACTGAGAACCAACCCCTGCAAGGATATATGCCTTAAATCCAGGTATAAGCAACATTTTTGCCATAATAAACAGTGCAGCTAACACAGACTTACCACCGTTACGGCTCATTGCCCATACAACAAAAGGCTTATTCCACGAACTATCAATCAAATATCGTTGATAGTCCATTAATTGTACGTTAAAAACTTCTTCAATAAAGCGCGACGGATTACGTCTGCCCCACTGAAGAAATTCTGCCAAATCTAATTTTTCTTTATATTTTTTTGTCGTCATATCATATAGATTTGGTCTTACAAAAATTCCACCATCGCCAAAAGCATATTCAAGTTCTTCGGTTAATTCTTTATAGCCTTCAAAACAATCTTCTATGCAGTTTTCTAGTATTTCTTGCTGAGTTAAAACATGATCACTCATTATCAATCACCCGTCCAAACTCATCAATTAAACCACGCTCTCTTAAAAAGTCTTTTAAGTCCTTGTTTTCAACCATTAAAAGTCTTGCACGCTCAACCGCTTTATCTCGCTGTTTTTGCAGCTCATCAATAAGTTCTCTTCTGATATTTCCAATTTCGTTCATGATATTTTCATCAAAACCAATTTGATCAACCTGTGCTTTTGAACTAATCTCTGCAACCTGCTGCATGCCTTTGCAATAGTCAATATCATACATATTAATTTTTGCATCTCTAAAGCCAATCAAATCCAACTCTTTCATTTTACCAGTAAGCGTGTTTTGACCTTTACTTTTAGAGTTATTAAAATTCACAGAGATGCCATTATCTTTTGCCAACGCGTTGGCTCCGCTAAGAAGTTTTGAAATGGTATCTGCGTGTTGTTTTATAGTTCCATTATTATTGTTTAATTTCTTTGTATCGGAAGACAATTCATTGATTGCATCATTCAGCTTTTGAATTTGATTAAATGCCTGTACTATCTGAATAACCGCATTCATCTTCATGCCATCATTCTTTGTTTCTTCGTCAATAAAACTAATTAATTGCGCATATAATACTGGCAAATCTTGTTCAACCGGATAGTTTGCAAATGGATCATACCCAATAAGACGAATAATATCTCTTTTATTAGTCTTATATTCATCCAGTACTTCCGGAGTCAAGGTGGCAGCCACCTTGTTTTCAGTTTCTTCCTTAGACTCAGAGTGATTTTCTTGAAAAAGATCTCCGTCTCTCCAGCGCATTGTCTTATAATTTACCATTTGAACATTCTTAATGTATGACGTCCAAATATTTCTTTTAGGCTGTTTCAATGACTCGTCGTGCACTTCATTATACGCAGTATCCCACAAAGTATAAATAAAAGGCTTATCCAAATACATTAAGGCATTCTTCAGAGAACTTTCAGTAACATCCGAATATGACCCAGTCTTAGGATCGTATCTACGTGCAATCTTCTCAGCACAATCTTTACACGGAAACGCTATTCCAATCGACACAGCTGGATCTGAAGATACATAAAATGCCGTTTTCTTTTTAGATTCACCGCAATGTGGGCATACATACTCCGGCACAGGGTCTTTGGTCATCGTCATTGGCCTCTTCTTTGCGCCCATAGCTTTAGCCATAAATAATCACTCCTTTCTATAAAATTTGCAAATAGAAGTAATTAATTACAATCCATCATTATTTGTTCTGGTTCAGCATCGTTTGTTTTTGCCTTAGCTTCATCGATAATCTGAGTAAATGCAGCCTGAAATTCTTCTGTATTCGCAAAGATAAATACCGTCTTATCAGGTTCGCCACGAAG